GCTCAAAGCTGTGGACTTTGTATGCCCGCCCACTGCCTGCCCCAACTTGGTGCATCAGAGACATCTGCGTGATCGAAATTTTTTGACAGCGCAGTTGTGATGCTTTTCGATTCTTAGAGTACAAGTTAACAAACGCGAATGAATCGCATCACCAGACCACACGACCATCGGCGTCAAACTTGGCCTTGACCTTGTGCCTACCCTCAATCTCAGCTTTCTCACCGTTATGGTGCGGTGTGCACAGAGCCTGCCAGTTGTTATCACTGTCCCAGAACAGGGTTTGATCGCCCTCGTGCGGGGTGATGTGATCCACAACGTTAGCTGCTGTCACCCTTGGGGGCTTCATAGCTTGGCACATCACACACAGCGGATGCTCTGCAAGATACGCATTGCGCGCCTTAGTCCATGCCCAGGTGTAGCCGCGCTCAGTGCTGCTGCGTTTGTCTGTGCGCCAGCTTGGTTGCTTCTTCAGTGCCATGCGCGCCCTTCGGTAATCAAGCCTTGCGGCCAGGGCCAACCGTTCCCGCCGCGTGGATGGTGCGATGCCATCGGAGATACAGCAGGATTTAGCCGTCCTGCTCGCGCCCACACTGCGCGATGACTCGGCAAGAGGTGCGGGCGCGCTCTCTTTGCATTTAGCTTAGGAGTGTGTGAGCGGCCCGCTAAACAAAAAGCCCGCTAAGGCGTGAACCTTGCGGGCTTGTATTTAATTTGATGGCCGGTGCTGATTTCCGGCTTTAGTCTAGGTTGTCGGAGTCAAACCGATAAAGAGCGTCACTGGCCGACTAGCCGGGGTCTCCACCTTGCGCATCAGCCTGCGCATTCATCAAAACGGCGGCTGACTGTGCGCTCCACCGGGTAGTCCCAGCAGCAATCAGCCTGCGTTTTAACAAATTCTGGTGTCGGCTCTGCTACTAACCTCTACCTCACCGGACTAACCGGATTGGGCGTCTAGCAGACCCGCGATGCGACAAACTCAGCAGTTTGTGCGGTTCGCAGCGCGATTCTGCTACAGGTTTAAGGCTTTGGCAAGCTTTTATTTAATTCTTCTTCGAGCACACGCTTAAGCCAACGCTCAGAGCCGCGCCCTACATATGCGGTGTGCTGTGCTGGTGATAGTCTGATACGTACAGTGACGGTAGACGGGCCGGGTGGCCTGCCTGCCCCTTCGCGTTTACCGCCTTTCATCGTGTATGCGCGCCTTGACTTTTTTGTCATATTCCACTGTGTTGATCTTAGATCCAGGTGGCAGAGCCTTACGGCCAAGGTGGGCGCGAAGCTGTCTCTCAAAATCTTTGTAGCTTGATGCGGTAGCCGTCCAAGTGGCGCGAGGGTCGTTTTTGATCGAGTAGTAAGCAATATATTGCTCAGTCATTTTGTTTACTCCGTTTGGTTGTTGATGTTTAGATTATACGGCACAACAATCAACCAACGCAAGTAAATACAACAGTTCTACAATTCTTTTTACCGTATTTCATGCAGCTTTCTTAACGTACTCACGCGCCAGCGGTTGACACAATCACCGATAAACCCCTCGATCCTGCGCCCTGCACTGCCATGCGTGAGGTCTATCCGGCCTGTGCCTCTGCAATGTTTGCAATTTTTCCCCGAGAGCGTAGGCGTGTCCTTGATGCGCTCCTTCCCTCTGCCCTCGCAATGTCGGCAAATGTTGTCCAACCAATGCGAAACCACAGCCAGCGCCACGGCTTCAGGGCGGTCTATGCCCCAGCTATGCGCCTGCGCTGTCACGGCGGCAAGTACAGCGGGCAACGTCTTGAGCCTGCCCATCATCAAGCGGTGGTCTGTTTCTGTAGCGCTGCGACGGGGTACGCTGTCACTGCCGTACTCACTTCTAAGCCGCATCAAAGCACCACCGATCCGGGAATGGCTCATACCTGATGCAATCAATATATCGGCTGGGCTGCGCTTGTCGGCCTCCACACGTAGATTGCTGCTGGTGCACGCTTGGCTGTAGCTCTCCTCGATACCTGGTCGATCGTCGTTTGTCAGCATAGGCAACCCTTTATCAAGTAAATAGTTATTACGAGAAGGTTAAATTTCGGTTTTTTTACGGGTCGTTGGAGGTGGTGTTGCTGGATTATTGAATTGAGCATCGCGCCATGCGATAAGCTGGTCGCCGTCAACAACGGTGCAACGTGCAGACAAACGAATCATTTTTGGGAAGTCGGGACGCTCTTTTGCCCAGCGCCAAAAGGTTGCAACACCAATACCGAGATACTCAGCGGCTTGTTTTGGGCGGTAGTTTTGTGATTTCATGTGGTTTCCATTGTTTTTAAAGTTCTTCAAGATCGATGCGCGGCTTCTTAAATAGGCACTCCTTTATTAATGCGCTTTGTGTTGTTTTACTAGCACAAGCGCCCCGAAGTCATCGCACACCGCCAGCCACTCATAACCAATCTGGCGTGTCCCGTAGCGGGTGTTAACGGTGGTACACAGCACGTAATGCCGTGGCGTCCATGTGATGTGCTGCTGTACTAACCCTGATTCGCGCATGGAAGCTTGGGAAAGCAAATAAAAACGCAGGGATTGCCTTTGTGGTCAGTTACCATTTTTATAAATTCATACTGCGTAGCAAACGTCGCCACCTTGTCATCAACACAACGCAGCGGCTGCTCGGCTTGCATAACCGTCGCTGTTTCCACGTCTATTGACATAACTTGCGGTAGATAATTTCTTTTAGCCGCGTCAAGTGCTGGCGCCCCCAAAGCATTGATTGCGTCGTAAATCATGCTGTCCTTTATTTATTGGAAACTGCGTGCAAAGCTAGAAACTTCGTCCATGCCCTTGCAGTCCTGATACTTTTGTATCTCAATCCTTCGTTGGTCAAATCCAGCTTTTTTGCCTGCGCCTCGAATGCTGCGTTTAATTCGGTGATAGTCATTTGTTGCCTTTGGTTAGTCATGCTGCTGCGCTCTCCATGCGTTTCAACCGTTTACCTATTACCCGTTTGTACTTTTGCAAATATTCAATGTCGTGAAGAACCCGTTGGTTTTGCGACTTCAGCCAATCGACGCGGTCCTGGCCGACTTTCACAATCAATCGTGGCGTGTACTCAGCGATGTTCCCGCTTAGATGGTTGTTGCAAATAGAGCAAGCCTTGTGGATATTCCAGAGGTTTAGACGTGTTGCGGACGATGCCCCGACGCTGCGAAAGTGCGAGCCGTGCCACTGTCCGTGCCAATTGGCGGGCTTATCGCAGGATATGCAGCCGTCATCCCTATCGCGGACCCTGGCGTACTTGTTGGCTATGGCCTGCGCTTCAGCCATCCAGACGGCGCGTGATTTGATAGCCTCTTTGCGCCGCCTTGTCTCAGCCCGCTCTACTTTGGCCGCTGCATTGGCTTGCTTGGCCTGTGCGCGCTCGGCTTTGGCTTCTTGTGCGTCGGCGTAACCGGGAATGCAGGCCGGGTGAATGCGTTGGCCCGATTCGAGCTTTGCGCGGCAATGTGGGCAGCGTGTACGGCGAAAGTTCATGCGTGACCCTGCAAGTCATAGAACGTCACGCCCAGATCAGTGCAGGCCCATGCCTCAACCTGGTCAGAGAACTCGCAAAACTGCGCCGTGTCCAATCCTGTGCTGCTCATGCCCTGCACACTGCCATCGGGCAATTCGATGACGCCGATAAATTTGCGCTTGAACTGCTCATGCCAGATTTCAGCGCTATAGAGCTTTCCACCGGGTGCGGCCTGCTCTGCAATTTGCTTCAATACGCCGTTGCCCCAATAGCGCCGGTTTTGCTTGCCGGTACGTTTGCGGCGGGCGATGGTCAAAACCCATCGATGACCACCTTGCAGCACTTGCGCCAGAAACGGGAAAACCTGCGCTTTGATAGCCGCCCATGCCTGTTGACGGTTGTGCAGTTCTATTGTCAGGGTTTCAGCCATTACGGGCCTCCTGCTTGCGCTCCAACTCGATCAGCAAGTCCAGAAAGTGCCGCGCTTTTTCTAGGTCGGCAATCCCGTTCTTGGCACGCCAGCGGGCAACATATTTGATTACATTTCCTTCCGCAAATGGAATGCCGTTTGCGTGAATAAACTCAATCGGCTGGATTGCCATTGATTTGTAGTGGTCTCCGCCGCATTGTTTTTTGAGGGCGCTTTCGCTCATTCCTTCACCCCCGCGCTTTCACAGCCGCCAATATCGCTTCCCTCGTCAGCGCACCCTTGCGCCGGGTCAGGGCGTAGAGGTGGCCTTCCTGCATCGCTTTGCTTGGCCTTGCTGATATAACCAAGCTTGCAGCGCATTGCAGGCAGTTCATCGAGTAGCCGCCGTGCAAAGGCTGCAGTTGCCTCGTCGTACATGATGTGCATGACATTCATACGCCCACCATTGGCGACAAAAGGCTTGTAATGTCGCCGCAGACGACCAGCGCGAGGTTTATCTCAGCCCTTGTCGGTGTCTTATCTCCAGCACGGACGCGGTTAAGGATTTCGTGGGCTTGGGTTTCGGTCATGCTGCAATCTCCAATTGCTCTGGCTTTGGCTGTACTGGTGCAAATAGCTGGCCCTGTGCGTGGGCTTGCTCTATTCGTTTGCAGGCAATGTCAAAATATTTAGGCTCGCGCTCTATGCCTATGAATTTGCGGCCTAGTTGGATAGCTGCTACGCCTGTTGTGCCGCTACCCATGAAGGGGTCTAGGATGGTTTCGGCTTTAGGACAAAGTTGGATAACCCACTTCATTACCTCAAGCGGTTTTTGCGTCGGGTGGTAGCGATCCTCGTTGCCCTGACGAATCATTCCATTCCAGCGCCATGCAAGCCGCCTTACCGCTTTAGGCCAATTAGTCCAGCAAAGTTCGCAATCGGCAAAGTCGTTGTTGCCGTTTAACTTATCCCAAACAAGCCAACAACTTGTTGCAGGCAAGCCAAAATAATTGCCACCAAACAAAGCCTGGTGATCGCCAGATTCGAGAATTTGCTGAATCAATGCTGCAGTCGGCGGTGCTTTATCCCAATCAAAATGCCCATAATCTGTGGCTGCAGCCAATTTCCCCCGACTAGCAACTTTTTTGCTGTTCTCGTTGATCCCATAAGGCGGATCGGTAATGACGCAATCAACCTTGTCCAGCGTAGGCAGCAGCGCGGCGCAATCAGCTTGATAAAGCGTTGCATCGCCTATCGTTACTTTTTGGGTGTAGGTCATGCTGCTGCCTTTTGATTCAGCGAAAACGGCGCAACGGCTGACCGTGCCAGCTTCAGCGAATAGGGAAGAATCTTGTCGCCAGATGCATGACGGGCGATGATTCTGTGCGCCCAATCCTTACTGCCGTTCGGAACTGTCGTCTTCAGGTTTTGCAGCTTTTGCGTGAAGCCCGCAACAATGTCGGCGTCTAAACGCTGGGTCGGTGGTAGTGGTTCGCCCGCCTCGGCTGGCATCTTCCTTGCGATGGCGCGAAACTCCAGCACAGTCGGCGGCTTGTCTGTAGGCAGGTTCTGCAAGGCAAAGCCTATGCGTTTTGGTGCGCGATCAAGCCCGTCTAGCTCATGCGCCCAATCAGCCTTAACTGCGTCAAGGTCAAGGTCTTGCCAGCGGCGCAGAAACTGTTGACCGTAGATCAGGGTCAGCTTGGTGAAAATCGGCTCAACCCAGCTTGAGGGCAGTGACATTGCTAGCTCCTAATTCGGTGAAAAACGTGTTTGGATTTACTGCGCCTAGCGCTATTCGGGGTACAGCTTTTTGTGTTTCGGCCCGCTGCTGTTCGCGCCATGCGGGTAGGGTTAAACCCTTTTGACAGGACTCGGCATCCTTGCGAATCCAGTTGCGTAGAGTTGCGTCCCAATCAGTTTTGGCAGTGCCAAACGTGTGATCGCGGAACTTCAAAGCCGCCTTGTCAACATCGACAGCGGGGCATTCGAGCGCAGCCCATGTGCGAAATTCTTCGGTTATCAAGAAATCAACCGGGCATTTGCGGGTGGCGCGGCGCGATGCCAACGGCGTCGCCTCCCCTACTGGTTTATGGTTGATTGGTTTATTGGTTGATTGGTTCTGTATTCCCGTTGAGTTCTCGTTCAACGGAATTTCAACGCCCGTTGAATCGCCGTTCAACGCTTGATGCTTTTTAAGGGCTTTTTTGGCTGCTGAAGCCTTCCCAGCCTGTGCGCGTTGGCTGTTGTTGCTTTGATACTTGCCGATTTCCTCATCACAGCGTTCGTGATACCAGCCCTGCGGTGTCTTAATAAAAAACTCGTTGAGCATCCGTTCAACGTCCGTTGACAGTTCGTTGGCAACGATTCGACGGGCAACCTCACCAACTTCGGTAGGCAACGGCTTTTCAGTTTCGTAATACAGATCAAGCAAGTCGCGGTAAAGGCCGCGCTCAATACGGTTTAAATGCCGTGTAGCGTTGTTGAAGTCACTTATGTGGTGTGGGTAGTGCTTCACACTGAAATCCACACCGCGCAACCATCGCGGCGCGCAGCAGTCTTTGTCAAACCGCATTCACTTATGCGGCGTTGAACTTCGATGTAATCAATGCCCGTCAGCACAGCCACTTCACGCGCTGTAGCACCATCGTTTGAGCCTTTCACACCCAAGGTGATCTGCATACGCTCGTAGTCGGCTTTGCGGCTTACAGCGGCCTTTGCAGCGGCTTTGCTGGTGTCGCAATCAGTCGTGCGGCTGCGGGTATCTGTGAATGTGAGCGTGTTCATGCTGGTGTCCCATAACTTGTGGGCTGTGCGTTAGCGCCATCCCGCGAAGAGCCCATGCTGTTGCCCGTGTAAGTGCCTTGCATCGCGGAATTAACGTAAGTTTTTGGCGGTACTAGGCGGGTGTCTTTGGTGACCGCGTACAGCTTTTGGGCTTGCGATTCTTTGCGCTGAAGTACACGGCTTAAGGTCATGCTGCTGTCCTCAGGTCACGGAACAGGCGGCGTTCAACTTCGCGCTCTGCCTTCAGTCGTGTGATTTCTTCATTTGCCAAACGAAGCGATTTTTCAGTTTCTGATTCGGTGCGGCGCAAGCTGGTCAAATCAAAGCCACGCGCTTGAATCATCCAGAACAAAGGAGCGTCGTTACCGCAGGCGTCCATGAGGCCATTAAGCTTGGACCATGTAATGCCTTCCTTGTCGTCTGTCCAGCGGCTGAACTGCGCACGGTCAGCCTTGAGCGCGTCCTGAACTTCTTTAGGAGTCAGTCCAGCGGCTTTAGCGCACAAGGAGATTGCGCCGCCTAAAGAGTGCTCGCGTGAGACCTCCTGCGGCGTGACTTCAATAGGTATGAATAGTTGGCTCACAGCATTACTCCAATTAGTTGTGTGGTGTTGAGGGGCTCGAATTGGCAAAGTCAATGCCATGAGCAACATCATTGAAAAAACTCCGTGGATCACCGCCCACGAAGCCGCCCTGGCTTGCCTGCATCCGCGTATCAGGGGCGATCAGTGCTTGCATGGCTTAGATGGCCTTGGCTGTTTGAGCTTGCGCGGCCTTGATTGCCTTCGCGTACTTGAAGCGCAAGACCATGGCCCATGGCTGTGGAAGCTTGTTTCTCATGCGCCAGTTGCTGACGACATTGGCACTCACGCCAAGCGCATTAGCCAGCTTCCCAACGCCGTCAGCTTCATGTATTGCAATTTCTAAGATGTTCATGAACCAATATTACCACTCCAGTGATAACGCGGTCAACACCAAAGTGACAGTAAAAAATGATTTACTTGAACTTATGAATGAATCCCAAGGAAAACGACTGCGGCGAGTGAGAAAATCTAAGAATTGGTCACAACAAAAGCTGGCAAACGAAGCTGGTTGTAGTGTGTCTTTGATAGGGATGATCGAGACAGACCAGCGCGGCTATGGTGAAAGCATCGTCAGCATCTCACGTAATCTTGAGGTGAGTCCGGAGTACCTGCAAATGATCACAGATGAAATTGCCCAAACATCGCCCGTACCAGGCTACTCAGTAGAGGCGCTGGCTTTGGCGTGGTTGCTTGATCAAATAAAAAACAAGCTGCACAAAAAAATGGCAGAGGTTGAGGCTAGTGCTGCGATTCTGCGATACGTAAACATGCCCG